TCAACATATTCTACATCCGTAGGTGGTACTAATGATGAATTACATATCAATCTTACTGATGAAGATGGGTTATGGACCGGCACTAAAGTTTCTATCCTAGAAAAATTTGCATTTGTATCTAAGGCAAATGATGCTAAGAAACCAGATGGCACAAATAATTACTATAAACAAGTTGTTAATGTAAATTCACGATATATTTGGTGGATGGACCACACAACAGCAGTTGCAACTACTACTGGTGGTGCAGGTACTGGGGTTGATTGGGGTCAAGCAGCTGCAGATAAAGATTTTAAAGATCTTGCTGCTGTACTTAATGTATCATTAACAGGTGGTGTTGATGATTTATCTCCATCAGATGGTAATTTACAAACAGCATACACAATTTTTGCTAATGATGAATTATATGATATTTCATTAATTCCATTGGGTAAAGCTTCTACAACTCTTGCAACAGCAGTTATTAATAATGTTGCAGAAGTTAGAAAAGATTGTGTGGTATTTGTTTCACCAGAAAATACATCATCAGGAGATGTTATTACTGGTTCAGGTTCCGATGCAATTGTAGCTTTGGTTACATATAGAAATGCATTACCTTCATCTTCATATGCTGTACTTGATTCAGGTTACAAATATCAATATGATAGATACAATGACAAATATCGTTATATCCCATTAAATGGTGATGTAGCTGGTTTATGTGCTAGAACAGACTATACAAATGATGCATGGTGGTCACCAGGTGGCTTGAACCGTGGTCAAGTTAAAAATGTAGTCAAACTTGCTGTTAACCCAGGTAAAACTGAACGTGATAACCTTTATAAAAAAGGTATTAACCCAGTTGTTACATTCCCTGGTGAAGGCACTGTATTATTTGGTGACAAAACATTGTTAGCAAAACCAAGTGCTTTTGACAGAATTAATGTTAGAAGGTTGTTCATTGTGCTTGAAAAAGCAATTGCAACAGCAGCAAAATACCAATTATTTGAATTCAATGATTCATTTACAAGAGCACAATTTAAGAACTTGGTTGAACCATTCTTAAGAGATGTTCAAGGCAGAAGAGGTATTATTGATTATCGCGTTAAATGTGATGATTCTAACAACACAGGTGAAGTTATTGATCGCAATGAATTTGTTGCTGATATCTTCATTAAACCAAATCGCTCAATCAACTTTATCAGTCTTAACTTTGTGGCAGCACGAAGCTCTGTAAGTTTTGAAGAGATTGGTGCATAAGGTATAAATAATATAAGGTTAACAAAGGAAAAGCAAAATGGCAAATATCAGCGATTTTAAAGCACAAATGATTGGTGGCGGAGCGCGCCCTAATCAGTTCCGTGTGGATTTGACTTTCCCTAACTTTGTTACCGCCGGTACGTTAGTTGGGTTGAATGCACAATTTATGTGTAAAGCAGCTCAATTACCACAATCTACTGTAGATAATACACAAATTTTCTATAGAGGCCGTCAGGTTAACTTTGCTGGTGAAAGAACATTTGCACCATGGGTTGTAACCATCTATAATGACACTACATTTGCAGTAAGAAATGCACTTGAGCGTTGGTCAGATGGTATTATGAACCATAGTCAAACAAATGGTAGAACAAATCCAGGTGACTATCAAGTAGATTTACTTGTAACACAACTTGATAGAAACGGAGCTTCAATTAAACAATATACATTTAGAGATGCATACCCAACAGTAATTTCACCAATTCAGTTGGATTATGATGCAAATAATGTAATTGAAACATTTGACGTTGAATGGACATACAACTACTGGACATCAAATACATCAACAGATGGTTCTGACTTTGGTGTTAATGTAAGTGTGGACACACCTATTGGTACATTCCCACTTCCATTCTAGGTAGTGTTTTTATTATAAAGGTTATATTATGGAAATTTTCGGCTTCGAGATAAAGAGGAAACCATTGAATCAAAGCAAGGGAGCAGTTGTTGCTCCCTCATTTGACGATGGTTCTACAATGGTTACCACCAGTACTGGTGGCTATTATGGGCAAACCATTGACCTTGAAGGTGTGATAAAAAGTGAAAACGATCTAATAAAACGTTATCGCGAAATATCACAATATTCAGACTGCGATAATGCTATTACAGATATTATTAATGAATCAATTACTTCCAACTGGGATGAAAAAGCAGTTGATATAGTACTTGATGATGTTGAATTATCTGATAGTATCAAAAAGAAAATTACAGATGAATTTAATGAGGTATTAAAATTATATAAGTTTAATGAAAAAGGCCATGACATGTTTAGATCATGGTATATTGATGGTAGAATCTACTATCATATTTTATTAGATATGAATAGCCCTAGAAAAGGCATACAAGAATTACGATTTATTGATCCTAGAAAAATTAGAAGGATCAAGAATGTTAAAAAAGAAAGAAATGAAAAAGGTGTAGAGGTAGTAAAATCTGTAGAAGAATTTTACCTCTTTAATGACAAAGGGATTAATACAGCATCTTCACAAGGTGTAAAATTAAGTATTGATTCAGTTGCATATTGCCCATCCGGATTAATTGA